CAGGCGAAGGCGATCGCGGCTCGTGGGTATCGGGCGCTTCGGGATGAAGCCTCCGAGGACGAGAGTCTCGACGCGGCGTGGCTTGACGACATGGCGCGGCGACTCTCCGCCTGATTAACGCGCCTCACTTTTCAGCAAAGGATGGAATCGATGGAGATCAAGCAGATTCTGGACGACCACGCCAAGGCGTGGGACGCCTTCAAGCAGGTCAACGACGAACGCCTGAAGGCGATCGAAGCGAAGGCCAGCACCAGCGACTTCGACGCGAAGCTCGCCAAGATCAACGCCGACCTGGACACGGTTGCCGCGCAGCAGCGCGAGATCGAGTCAAAGATGGCACGCGGCGCTGCCGACCAGCAGGCGCGGCCGGACGAGCACAAGTCGGCCTTCGGCAAGTTCCTGCGTCGTGGCGACGTCTCGGCGCTCGACGGCATTAAGGGCATGGTCGTGCGTGACGAGGCCAACGGTGGCTACCTCGTGCCGCAGGCCGTTGTCGGACCGCTCGTCCAGCGCATCTTCGACGGCTCGCCGATCCGCCAGATCGCGCGCGTGCAGCCGATCAGCGGCAACGCGATCGAGGGCGTGGTCAGCTACGGCCAGCTGACGGTGTCCTGGGTCGACGAGATCACGGCGTCGAGCGATCCGACCACGCCGACGCTCAAGAAGTACCGGATCGAGACGAACACGCAGCGGTCCTCGCCGCGCGTCTCGCCGCTCCTGCTCGAAGACGCCAGCGTCGACGTCGAGATGTGGCTCGGCGACTCGATCGCGCGCGACTTTGCGCTCTCCGAAGGCACCGCGTTCGTCGCGGGCACCGGCGCGAACCAGCCGCGTGGCTTCACGACCTACACCACGGCGGCGACCGCTGACTCGTCGCGCGCGTGGGGCCAGCTCGAACACGTTACGACCGGCACCTCGGGCGGCTTCGGAACCAACGCCAACGGCGTCGACAAGCTCATCACGCTGACTGGCGCGCTGAAGAGCGGTTACCGGCAGGGCGCCGTGTTCGTGATGAACAAGGCCGTGCTTGCGGCGGCGCGCGTGCTCAAGACCAGCGGCGGCGACTACATCTGGCAGCCGTCGACCCAGGCGGGCAACCCGTCGGTGCTGCTCGGCTATCCGGTCATCGAGGCCGAGGACATGCCTGCGCTCGGCGCGAACAGCCTGTCGATCGCGTTCGGCAACTTCAACGCGGGCTACATGATCGTCGACCGCACCGGCCTGTCGGTGCTGCGCGATCCGTACTCGAACAACCCGCAGGTCACCTTCCATGCGACGCGCCGCGTCGGTGGCGGCGTGATCGACTTCGACGCGATCAAGTTCATCAAGTTCATCTAGGCGCGAGAGGAGATACACAGACATGCGCGACGCATTGAATCGGAAGAAGGTCAGCAAGGCCTTCGCTTACGCCTCTCGCACCGCGACGGGCAACGGCGAGATCATCGACACGCGCGGTTTCGGCGCGCTCACCTTCGTGGTGCAGCTGGCGACCGTGACCACGGCGGACTCGTCGAACTACTTCACCCTGACGCTGCAGGCGGGCGACGACTCCGGCCTGAGCGACGGGGCCACCGTGACGGCTGCGACCGGCCTGCTCGGCAGCAACCTGGTCATCAACGACAGTACCACGCAGTCGGACATGATCGGCATGATGGGCTACGCGGGCGGCAAGCGGTACGTCCGTCTGGTGGCCACCGAAACCGGCACGGCGTCGGCGGCGTTCTCGGCCGTCGCGGTGCAGGAGCTGGCGCACATCCAGCCGGTCGGCGACGAAGCTCTGGCGTAACAGAACGACGATCGCACGGGCGCAGTCTCACGGCTGCGCTCGTGCGTGGAGTCTCTTTCATGCTCGTGCATCTCGAACAGAACCTCTACGTGCAGGAACTCGGCTGGCTCGACGTCGGCGTGCACGACGTGCCGGATGGCCTGGCGGCCGCGCTCATCTATCAGGGACGCGCGCGCACGCTCTCGGCCATTGAGGCGGCACCAGAGCGCGTCGCGACGATGGTGCCACCACGCCGCACGCGGAGGGCGCGCGCATGACCTGGCACCGGCAACCGCTCGTCTCGCTGGTGACTGAGCCAGTCCAGGAGCCGCTGACCATGGCCGAGGCAAAGGTCTTTCTGCGGGTCGACGGCACGGCTGACGACGCACTGATCGGGATGCTGATCACGGCCGCGCGGCAGTGGGTGGAAACCTACACGCGCCGGGCGCTGATCACGCAGACCTGGGACTGCCGCTTCGAAGGCTTCCCGCAAATGACGCGACCGCTGGTGATCCCGAAAGCGCCGCTCGTCTCGGTGTCGTCCATCACGTACACCGACGAGAACAGCGTCGAGCAGACCTGGGCGGCTGGCAACTACAGCGTGCGGACGTTCAGCGGGCCGACTGCGGGGCGCGGCGTGATCCGCGTGACGCCGGACACCGACTATCCGGCGACGCTGCTCGAAGCGGACTATCCGGTCACCGTGCGCGTGGTCTGCGGCTATGGAGCCGGATCGGCAGCGGTGCCGTCTGGGATCCGGTCGGCGATCGCGCTGCTCCTGGGCGACCTGTACTCGCAGCGGCAGGAAACCGTGATCGGGACGTCGAGCAGCAAGATCCAGACGACGCTTGAAAAGCTGCTCGGGCCGTACCGGCTTCAGGAGGCGCAGTAAGTGGCGCTAATCGGCCAGATGCGGCACCGGGTCGTTGTCGAGAACCCGACGGCCGCAGCGGACGGTGACGGCGGCTACGCCGACAGCTACGCAGCAGTCGCACCGTCGCCGGTCTGGGCCTCGATTGAACCGGCGACCGCTGGCGTCATCGAGCAGCAGGTTGGCAACCAGATCGAGGCGGGCGTGACGCACCTGGTGACGATGCGCTGGCACGCGGGCGTGACTACGAAGACGCGGCTGACGTTCGGCTCGCGCCGGTTGTTTGTGCGCGGGCTGCAGAAGATCCACGAGGTCGGCGAGTGGCTGGTCTGCTCGTGCGAGGAGTTTGTCTGATGCCGGTCCAGTTCATCGTCGACACCAGCGAACTCGCCAAAGCGATTGACAAGCTGCCGGGCCAGCTGCAGGCCGAGGCTGATCGGGCCGTGTCGGACGCGGCCAGGCAAACGGCAGCAACAATCCGCGCGGCCTATCGACAGGTGCGTAGCGACTCGGACACCTTCACGGTAGACGGTAAAACGCTGACGCGCAGGCACCTGGCCGATGCGGTGACGACGAAAACGACGAGCAAGAACTTGGGCCGTGTGTCCGCGCGCGTGTCCGTCAATGCGCCGCACGCCTACATGTTTGAGTACGGCACCGTCGTCCGCTCGACCAAGGACGGCGTCAGCCGTGGCGCATCGCCAGCGCACCTGACGCTGACGACGTCCGCCATGCGCGAACGCAAGCAGATGGTCAGCGATGTCATCGACATCGTCGAGGCGGCCGGGTTCGAGGTGACGCGCAGTGCCTAGCACGGCGGCCGTCGATGCCGCACTGATCGCACGGCTGGCGAGCGACGCCACGCTGACGACGCTGGCACCTGGCGGCGTCTACCGCGACGTCGCACCGCAGAACACACGCACGCCGTTCGTCATTGTGTCGCAGGTGTCGCACGAGGACGACTACAGCATCGGATCGCAGGCGTTCGAGCAGGTCCGGTACCTGGTCAAGGCCGTCGACCTGCAGACGTCTGGCACAGCCGCGCAGGCCGTTGCTGACCGGGTGCAGACGCTGCTCCAAGTGACGACGCTCACAATGACCGGCTACCGCTCAGTGCTGATCCAGCGCGAGGAACGGGTCGCCTACGTTGAGGTCGACGACTCGTCCGACCGGCGCTACCAGCACCGTGGCGGCGTCTATCTGGTGATGGTGGAGCCGTCATGATTCGCCTGTCGATCATTCTGGCGACCGTGGGCCGCGACTCGCTCGGGTTCGCGGCGTCCTGCGTGGCACGGCAGCTGCGGCCGACCGATGAATTCATCATCGCGGGCGGCGGCGCCTACGGCCGACGCGTGGCGGCTGCGCTGGACGGCACACGCTGGATGGATCTGCCCGCTGGTGGCAACTGGGGCCATGCGGAGCGGAACGCGGCAATGGTCGAGGCGACCGGCACGCACCTGCTCTTCGTCGACGACGACGACGCCGTGCTGCCAGGCGCGCTCAAATACGTGCGCGCGGCCCTTGAGGCTGAGCCTGACCGACCGCACATCTTCAAGATGCTGAACGTCGACGGGCGCCTGCTGCCGACCATGCGGATTGTGCGTGAAGGCAACCTGGGGACGCCGCAGCTGGTCGCTCCGAATGTGGCCGAGCGGCTTGGGCAGTGGGGCACCAGATACGAGGGTGACTTCGACTACATCGCGTCGACGCTCGAGCACTACCCGAACGGGCCGATCTGGCATGACATCGTGATCTACGCCTGCCGCGAGCACGGGCGGCGCGCCTGGGGGCACGCATGACCGGCGTGCTGGTTGTGCATCCTGGCGCCTCCTGGGCCACGCACGACGTCCATATGGGCCTCGTCGAGGGGTTGCGGGCCAACGGCGTGCGGGTCTGCGAGTTCCGGCTCGACACCCGGATCCAGCGGACGCACGACTTCCTGCACTTCCTCTGGCGGCGGCAGAAGCGCGCGGCACCCGATCGCGCCTGGCCGAAACCATCGGACATCGACGTGCTGCACCAGGCGTCGCAGGGCATGGTCGAGCGGGCGCTGGAAAAGGGCTGCTCGGACATCCTGGTCGTCTCGGCGATGTACCTCATGCCAGATCGCATCGCGCTGGCGCAGCGGGCCGGTCTGCGCGTGTGGCTGCTCTGCACCGAGACGCCGTATGCGATGGCACAGGAACTGCGCCTGGCTGGCCTCGTGGACGGCGTCTGGACGCACGAGCGGGCGGTGCTCGACCAGTTCGCGGCCGTCAACCCACGCACCGGCTACCTGCCGCACGCATGGCGGCCGGGCGTGCATGATCGTCCGGCACCGGCCGTCGAGCCGACCTGCGACGTCCTGTTCTGCGGGTCGCTGTTCAAGGAGCGGATTCAGTGGATGGAGGCCGTCGACTGGTCCGGGATCGACCTGCATCTGTACGGGACGCCGGAACTGCTGGCGCCTCGGTCCCCGTTGCGCGCGTTCGTCCGAGGCGGGCTGGTCCAGAACGCCCACCTTGTCGGCCTCGCGCAGCGCGCCAGGCTGGCGCTGAACCTGTTCCGCGCGCCGGACGATGGACACCCGGCTGAGAGTCTGAATCCTCGCCTCTACGAGATGGCAGCGGCGAGCGTGTGCAGTGTGTCGGATCGTCGGGCCGAGGTCGTCGAGAAGTTCGGCGACGCCGTGCCGACGTTCTCGACGCCGGACGAGGCAGGCGCGGTGATCCGCGAGCTGCTGGCGCGGCCGGATCGACGCGCGGCGTGTGCCGCACAGGCGCGGGCAGCGGTGGCGTCTGACAGCTGGGCGCATCGAGCGACACAAATGGTACAGGACTGGGCCGCCTGGCAAACGCCAGGACGGCAGCAAAGGAGTGCGTAGACTATGGCGAAATATCACGGCAGAAGCGGCGCAGTGTTGCTGGCCTCGGCAAACGGCGGCGCGGCGGCCTCGGTGGCGAACCTGACGCAGTGGTCGCTCTCGATCGACATGGACACGGCCGAGGTCTCAAGCCTCGGCGACACGTTCAAGTCGTATGTCGCGGGCCTCAAGAACGCCTCGGCGTCGGTGTCTGGCTACTGGGCCGACGACGCGGACATCAACCTGGACGCCTTCGACCAGGCGCAGTCGGGCGGCACGGTGAACTGCTACCTGTACCCGGCCGGTGTCGGCGTGGCAAAGTACTGGTACGGAGCGGTCTGGCCGAGCGGTATCAGCATCGACGACAGCGTCGGCGGCGCAGTGACGTTCTCGGGCAAGCTGGCGTTCAACGGCACCTGCACCCGCGTCGGATAAGGCATGACACTCCGAGGCGCTACGGGCGAGATTCGGTGGGTGTATCTGCCTGCCGTGGTCTTTGGCCCGTGGCGCATCGAGTCGGAGCACGAGACGACGCTGGTCGGGACGGTGGCCAGTGTCGACGACTACCGGGTGACGCAGCACCCGCTGGTCGCGGTGGTGCAGCTGGGGCGCTCCCAGGTGCGCTACCCAGTGCTGGATCTGCAGATAGACGGCGGGCGCGTCACGGCGCGCCTCGGCCCGAGGACATAACGAATGGCAAAGAAGGCGAAGACGCTGCGGTTTGTGCAGCCTGACGTGGTGCGGTTGGACCTGTCGGACGGCGACTGGCTCGACGTGCGGCGGGAACTCTCGACCGGCGAAGTGCGCCGGGCGATGGCCAAGACGATCAAGTCGCTGCGGCCTAACGGCGAGATCGAGCCGGATCTCGAAATGCTGGGACGCGCCGAGATCGCGTCGTACATTGTCGACTGGTCCTTCGTGGACGCGGCCGACAAGCGCGTGCAGTTCACCGACGCGGCGCTCGACAACCTCACGCAGGACGCCTATAGCGAAATCGAGACGGCCGTCCGGGCGCACATCGCGCGCGGTGAGGACGAACGAAAAAACGCACGGACCGGGAGTTCGTCGACATCGGTCTGACGATCTGCCGGTTGTACCACTGGACCTGGCAGGAGTTTCTCGACCTGCCGTACTCCGTCTATGAAGTGCTGATCGAGCGCCTCGAACGCGAGGCGCGCGACCGCGAGGAGCAGGATGCTTTCCGCTAGTTTTCGCGCCAACTTCACGGAACTCTACACGGAACTCGACAAGGCCAAGGTCCGCTTCAAGGATCTGTCGACCGATGCGACCGACGTGCAGAAAAGCGTGAGCGCGATCGCGGACCGATTCTCGGGTCGCAACGTCATTGCTCAGGCCGCGCAGATGGCCGAGGCGATCACCCAGATCGGCGGCGCGGCGGTCCTGACCGAGCGCGAAGCGGCACGCGTCAACAGCACGCTCACGGCGGCGCTGCAGAAGGCGAAACTGACCGGCGTGCCGGTCACTGCTGAAATGAAGGCGCTGGCGGCCGCAACCGAGCAGGCGGGCAAGCAGGGCACCTTCTACAGCAAGGTCATAGACGGCCTCGGCAGCGCGGCGAAGACCGCAGCGGCGTCGTTCGCGGCCTTGTTTGCGGCGCAGAAGATCGCCGAAATGGCGAAGGCGATCGTCGACTTCGGCGGCGAGATGACCGACCTGTCGGCAAAGACGGGCCTCTCGACGACAGCGCTGCAGCAGTTCCAGTACGCCGGAGGCCAGGTCGGCGTCTCGCTCGACGCCATCACCGGCGGCGTCAACATGCTGCAGAAGCGGCTGGCGGGCGACGACAAGAGCGCCCAGGCGGCGATCCAGAAGCTCGGCCTGTCGTTCGCCGACTTCAAGACGCTCTCCCCTGAGCAGCAGTTCTCGACGCTGGCCGAGAAGATCGGCGCGATCGAAGATCCGATGCTTAGGACGAAGGCCGCGACCGACCTGTTCGGAAAGTCGGGCGCGGAACTCCTGCCTGCGCTGACGAAGGACTTCGCGGACCTTACCGAGAAGGCCAACAGCCTCGGGATCGTCATGGACGAGCAGACGATCGCCGCGATGGACACCCTGGGCGACACCGTATCGGATCTCGGCAGCGTCGCGTTCGCGGCGCTCGGCAAGATCATCGCGCCGTTGATCCCGTTGCTGTCGAAGTTGGCCGAGGGCGCGATGGTGCTCGCCAGCTTCTTGGGAGAGAAGCTCGGCCAGGCCGTGACGTTGATCGGCGACGGCCTCAAGTGGTTGGCGAACCAGTGGCTATCGTTCCAGATCAACTTCCTGACCGGCGTGCAGAAGGTCGCCGCTGCGATCCCAGGTCTTAACAGCCTGACGGGCGTATCTGACACGCTCGGATCAGCGATCGATGCGCTGAAGGGGATGCAGGTCGCGCTGAACGCCGAGCAGCCGAAGACAGCGGCGACGACGAAGGCGGTCGGCGTCGAGATGGACGGCGCCGCGAAGTCGACGAAGGCGCACGCCTCGGAACTCGACAAGTTCAACGAATCGCTCGCGCGCGTCGTCGGGTCAGCCGTGCCGTACTCGCAGACGCTGGCGACGATCAACGGCCAGACGGTCGAGGCCGTCAAGTACTACCTGGCGCTCGGCGCGTCGGCCTCTGACCTGGCAAAGGTCTACGGCCTGACCGACCTGCAGATCAAGGCGATCACGACCGATCTCGAACTTGCGCGCAAGGAGATGGAACTGTCGAGCAAGACCGTGGTCGGCTGGTCGGCCTCGCTCGGTACCGTTGGCACCAAGATCAACGAATACCTCCCGTCGATCGCACGCGAACTCGGCAAGATTCCGACCATCGTCTCAAAGGCGCTGCCCGAAGTCTCGAACACGTTCGGCAAGTTCAAGGACATCGCGAAGGGCGCGGTCGGGAACCTCAACGACATCTTCCAGAAGGCATTCGAGGGCGGCGGCGGCATCGGCGGTGCGGTGCAGTCGCTGGCGACACAGCTGACGAGCGGTCTGCTGTCGATGATTCCGGCCGTCGGCCCGATCCTGTCGCAGTTCTCGGGCGCGATCGTCGCGGGCATCTCCAAGATCGGCTCGTTGTTCAGCAACGCGGGCAAGAAGACGAACGACATGCGCGACCAGTTCGTCGCTGCGCATGGCGGACTGGCAGCGCTGAATCAGAAGGCCGCCGAAGCTGGCGTCACGCTGGACGAACTGCTCAAGGCGAAGCGGCCCGAAGACTTCAAGAAGGCGGTCGAGAACCTCGAGGGCGCGTTCAAGGCGTCCATCGACAAGATGAAGTCGGATCTGGGCGGACTGCAGGACAAGCTGGGCGACCTCGAACGCCAAATGACGCCGACGTGGCAGGACATGGAGCAGGCTGCGAAGGACTTCGGCGTGTCAGTCGATGCGCTCGGTCCGGCCTTCCAGCAGCTCAAGGCCAATGCGCGCGCGACGGAGATCGTGAACGCATTTGAGACGATGAAGCGCGGCGGTGCGGATGTGGGTGGCGTGCTTGTCGGGATGCAGGACGAACTGCAGCAGTTCGTCAATGACTCGATCAAGTTCGGGACCACGATTCCAGAGAACATGCGGCCAATGCTCGAAGAGCTGGTCAAGTCCGGCCGCCTCACCGACGACCAGGGCAAGAAGCTGACCGACCTCGGCGGGCTGAAGTTCGGCGAGCCGGTACAAGATAAGTTCTCGCGCATCGCAACGGAGATCGAGAAGGTCACCAAAGCGATCAACGACCTGATCGAAAAGATCTCAGCTGGCCTCGCCGGTGCCATCACCAACGTGCCGGTAATGACCGTGCCGGTCCGCTTCAGGAATGAAGGCACAGATGTGCCAGACACCACGCCGCGCGAGCCTGAACGCGCGCTCGGATCGCTCGGGGCGACCGGCCGATGGTTCGAGAACTTCGGCAGCGGCAAGCTGGTACGACTGCACGGCAGCGAGTCGGTCGTAAGGGCCGACCAGGCGCGGGCCTTCGCGGCCGACGTGTCAGGTGGCGGCACGAGCGGGATGCTCGACGAACTCCGCAACCTGCGCGGCGACATGATGACGCTGCCGCAGGCGCTCTCGCGGGCCGTGCGTGACGCGATCCTAGTGGCTGGCTAATGGCACCCATTACCTCGAAAGTCGAGATCGAGCTGGCCGGACGCGGCAACGGCTGGACGGAGATCACGTCAGATGTGCTGTCGCCGGTGCGTATCGGCTACGGCATCCGAGGAGCCGGGCCAGGCGACCGCACGGCGTCGTCTGGGTCGATGACCTTCCTGCTGAACAACAGCACCAGTAACAGCGTCGGTCGGCTCGGCTACTACTCGCCTGGCGGGTCGGAGGCGCGCGTCGGCTGGACGCTCGGCGTGCGGGTGCGCGCGTCGTTTCAAGATCCGGCGACGTCTACCTGGTACACCCGTTTTGTCGGGTCTGTCACCACGATCAACCCAGTCCCTGGCATCTCGGGGCCGCGCACGGTGCAGGTCGTGGCGACCGACTGGATGGACGAGGCCGCGCGGTCGACGGTCTCCGGCCTCGCCACACAGTTCGACAAGCGGTCCGACGAGATCATCACACTGCTGGTCAACAACGTCACCCGCGCGCCGGAAGGCACCAGTATCGCTACCGGCCGCGAGACGTTCGCGTATGCGATCGACACGGCACGCGACGACCGGCCGAATCCGGTGCTCCAGGAGATCGCGCGGGTCACGAACTCAGAGCTGGGCTACACCTATGTGAAAGGCGACGGCACCGTCGTCTTTGAGGCGCGCTCGGACCGTGTCAGTACGGCCGACGATGCGACGTTTGACAACGATATGTCGGGCCTGTCGGTTTCGGTCTCGCGTGACGCTGTGATCTCGCGGATGCAGGTCGTGACGCACCCACGCACCGTCGACAGTTCGACGCAGGTACTGTACCGACTGCAAAGCACGCCACTGATTGATCCAAACGCGACACTCGATATTGTCGGCGGCTACACCGATCCAAGCAATCGCGCCCAACGGATCGGTGGGAAGTCGATGGTGACGCCGGTCGCGACGACCGACTACACCGCGAACAGTCTGGCGAACGGCAGCGGCACGAATCTGACCAGTAGTATCACGGTCACGGCAACGTTTGCGTCCAACTCGGCACGATTTACCGTAACCAATACGGGATCTGTCCCTGCCTACCTGACCAAATTGAACGCGCGCGGTATCGGCATTTACGACTACGAGCAGACGGTCGCAGAGGCCGAGGACGCGACCGCTGCGGCCGACTTCGGCGAGCAGGTCGTCGCACTGGACATGCCGTACCAGACGGACGTGGCAATGGGCGTCGATGCCGCACGGTACCTCCTCAGCCTGTACAGCGCGACCGAGGTCGGCATCTGGTCACTCGGCACAGCTGGCAGTTCAGAACTGGGCGTGACGACGCAGCTGGCGTACCGCGTGCTGACGACGGTCGGCAGCGTCAGCGTCGCGCCAAAGACGGCAGCACTGCAGACGCAGATCCTGGCCAGGGACATTGGCGACCGTGTCGGCCTGCAGGAAACCGTCACCGGACTATCAACCTCGTTTTACATCCATGCGGTCGACCTGGAGGTTCGCGCACCAGGTGTGCCGTTCGTCACTTGGACGCTGGCACCGGCCGACACCACCACCTACTGGAGCCTCGGCAGTGCCGGGGCGTCTGAACTCGGCCTGACGACACGCTTGTCTTTCTAGGAGTAGCAGATGGCATGGACGACACCGACGACGCAATCGTCTGGCGCACTGATCACGGCGTCAATCTGGAACGGCGATCTGGTCGATAACCTCAATTATCTGAAAGGATCTCCAACGCTTGGCACCCCAACCGCCGACGCCGTAGTTCTCGCCACTGTGGCTGGCGCGACGCCGCCTGCTGCCACGCTGTACAAGGACTCGCTGGTGTCGGCGTGGGTGTCTATCACGTACAGTGCAGGGACGCCGTCGATCAGCGATGACTACAACGTGTCGAGCCTCACTGATCATGCGGTCGGCGATGTCAGCGTGACGTATGCGACCGCGCTGAGTGTGTCGACCTACGCCGTCTGTGTGTGTCCGACGGCAGATGATGACGATCAGATTTTTTGCTCCAGCCGAACGACCTCCGCAAGTCGCTACGTCATCATCAACGATGATACGGATACGGCCTCGGATGGGAATCTGACTGTCGTGATCGTAGGAGGATGGCAGTAATGGCTTTGGTGCGTGTGTATCCGTCGGCGGCTGGCGCTGCCGTTCTCATTCCAAACGAACGCCAGCGGCACAGTGGCGAGTCGGATGTCGCGTTTCTGGCGCGCATTGCCACGCACGCCGAGTCAGCCGACGCGAGTCTAGTCAACGGGCAAGATGTGGATGCTTCGACGCTGCCGACCGACCGCGACTTCCGTAAGGCGTGGAAGCTGTCTGGCGCACAGTGCGTCGTCGACATGCCGATCGCGCGCGAGGTACACCGGGACAAGCTCAGGGCCGCCAGAGCGCCGAAACTGGCCGAGCTGGACGCGCTCTACCTGCGCGAACTGGAACGCGGGCCGCAGGGCAAGCCGCAAGACATCGC